CCGGGAACAAGGACGACGACGACAGGCTCCTGCACAGGGAGACCAAACCCATCACGGTCAAGGTCCACGGTTTCGACTACACGCCGAAGAGGGCCGCTGACCCGAGGGAGAACTCGGGCTCCGGCTGGCACCGCCTGAGCAGCTGAGGCAGCCGACCCCGGGCGGCCCGGCTTGTGCGGCTGAGCCGCCCGGGTGGCCTTGTCTCAGTGGCCACGCCACAGGGACAAGCCCTGCTCTCTCCGCGATCATCGCGTACATCATTGTTTCGGTCGTGACAGGTGTAATCATCTCCTTTCGGGTCGCACCAAACTCGTACCCCGTTCGTCAGACAGGCTCACCGATCGAAGTGGACGTAGTTGTCTTAGCTGGCAGATACTAAGAGAATGGATGCCTCATCTATACGGTTAACAGACGATATATCGCCAGTTCTTCAATCGGGAAATTCGCAACTGATATCTGCGTCTGAGTTAAATCAATGGGCGGATCGTAACGATGCAAAGCAAGTGTTTCCTGAGCTTATGCGACGATTGTTAGCTCAAACGCCTGGTATTACTAACATTGACATTCGCGCCCGCGAAGGTGTTGCGGCTCCCGGGTGGGACGGATCGGCCACGTCAACCGGCAGTTCGTTTCTTCCGGTAGGTGAACTGCATTTTGAGTTCGGTACCGATAAGGATCCCAAACGCAAGGCGGAACAAGACTACGAGAAGCGTGTGAATGCGTTGAAAGAGCCAAGTGACAGTATCTTTGTATTTGCAACGCCCCGTAATTGGCCGGGGGCTCGAAAATGGGCCGAAGAGCACACAAAGGATGGCAAGTTTGCAAGAGTTGAGGCGATGGACGCCCACCGTCTCGAAGGGTGGTTGCAATTGACGCCGCCGGTTCACTATTGGATATCCGAACGGCTCGGACGCCAACCGGAAGGAGTGCGGACCCTTGACGACTGGTGGCGGTCGTTCCAACCTGGGCAAAGGGTTAGTACCCTATCACTGACGATCCCCATTCCGCCAGAGTTTTTCCAAGCGGGGCGGTCGCAGGAGTGCGCAGAGTTGAATGAGGCTCTGATGTCAGAAAAGAGCGCCTATTTCCCCATAGTTATTCAATCTGTATGTCAAGATGATGCACTTGCCTTTATGTATGCGGCGTTCAAAGATAAGTCTAATGACGTTGTTAAAACGTTGCTTGTGAAGGAACTTTCGGCCTGGGTTGAGCTGGCCAGATCTTCTTGTCCAACGGTTCTTGTTCCTTTATTTGAGAGCGTAGATATCCAAGTCGCCATTGAAAACGGGCACCGCGTGATATTACTCGCTAAACCCACTGAAACAGTTCGTCAGAACGTTGCTGGCGCTGTTATCTCGCTGCCTAAAGTCGATCGTGTAGAGGCCTCAGAAGTCCTTCAGGATGTGGGAATAGACTACGCTTCGGCAAATAACTTAACGGTGCTTGCGCGTCGAAGCATGCCAAGATTCCTACAGTCGTTATCTTTTAACCCCCTTGAAAAAGAACCGACATGGGTGCGAAATAATGATATAGCAAGTATTCTGAGATGTCTTATCCTGGTAGGCTCCTGGAGTGACGATGTGCCTGGAGATCGTCAGGCTATCAGGGAGGTCACTGGTGTGCAGTTCGAGGATATCACTCGCCTCTTGGATGATATGAGTTGCCAGCCAGACTCTCCGTTTATTCAGTCTGGCGGGCAATGGCGTCTAGCAGACCCTAAGTATGCTATCTCATGTTTGGCTTCAAAATTAGATAATGACGTGTTTATCCGCTGGAAGCGTCTTGTCCTTGATGTCTTGTTGGCAGATGATCCTTTTCAGGAAATGAACGTAACTAATCGCTTGGTTGCTGAGGTTGGAGGAGCGAAAGCCGTTTACTCTGATGTCCTGGGAAGGCACGTAGCTGAAGGGCTCGCAGTCGTCGGCGTAATTGCCCAGAACTCAACGGATCTACCTCTGTTACAATTTTATGTAAATGAAATCGTTCGGCGACTATTCGAAGGCGCGGAACAAGATGCAAGCGGTCGTTTGTTTACGAAGATATCCTCGTACTTTCCGTATCTTGCCGAAGCGTCTCCTGAAGTTTTTCAAGAAGTCTTGGAGGCTGACCTCAAGAAGTTACACCCTCTTGTCAAGCTTCTTTTTCAAGGCGACGATGAACGGCGTGACATTTGGGGCCCCAGGCCTCATTATCCAAAACTGTTGTGGGCACTCGAAAGGCTGTGCTGGTCGCAAGACTACTACGGTCGAGCTGCAAGATTGCTTGCAACAGTAGTTTCACTCGCCCCCCGCGGCTCTGCGACAAAAATGTCACTGGAAAGCCTCTGCAAAGTCACGGCCGGCTGGCTTATCCAAAGCAACGGTTCGATTGAAGACAAGATCACTGTCGTCGGGTCGATTGTTCGGTCCTGTCCAAATGTTGGATGGCGACTCGTTACGAAGCAACTCTTCGATAACCATGTAACCATTTCTGATGCGGGCAAACCGGCCTATCGAGATTGGGAACCCCAAAGGCAAGAAGTGATGCACCCTGAGCTAGATCAATACTTCGATGAAATGGTTGATTACCTCATTGACTTGGCTGGAGATGATGCAGATCGTTGGGCGGATATCGTCCAGAAAGTCGAACTGTTAGCAGACCGGCATCGCGACAGCGTTATCGCGTTTTTCGAAGAGGTTACATCGACGTCGGCATGGGGTGGCGATGAACGGTATAATGTGTGGCGCTCATTGACTGACCTTCTCGACCGTTATAGAACACACTCTGAGTCTGAGCCGCGATTGTCAGTCGAAGAGCTCGCGTCGCTGAGAAAGACTGCCGCAAAACTTTTCTCAGCGACTGATCCTCGTCGGTATTCACCGCTCTTTGGATGGCGCCCGACCGTCGATGACCTTAGATACGGCGACGAAGGTTATGGGGCTCAGCTTGACAGCGCTCAAAAACAAGCCGTTAAGGATGTTGCACTAGGTGGCGTTGCGCAGGTGAAGCTGCTTGTGGAAAACGTTGATCGTCCCGATATTGTTGGCGAACTCTTGGCACGTGCATCCGTACCGGTGGACTCCGAGATTCTTGACTGGTTGGAGAATGCTTCACAAAAGCTGCGGCAAGCCGCCTTGGCGTACAGTCGTCATAGAATATGCGACAATGGGATTGGGTGGTTGCACACTGCGCTTAATGCAGTGAGCTTGAGCAACGATGCGCAAGCTCTGCTCATGGCTGCAGTCCCTTTTCGTAAGGCCTATTGGGATGATGTAGCGAGTATGAGCAAAGATCTTGTTGATGCATATTGGCGGCAAGGGAACTATGTTCGAGTGCTCAAACATGAACGTCCTGAAGCTGCTCATCTATTGCTCGAACATGGTCACCCATGGGAAGCGATTCAGCTTCTTGAAATGATGCTGCTTCAAAACCAAGCCCCTGAGTTGAATCTGGTCAAATCCGCTCTATATTTGGCTGCCCGCTCTTCAAGCGTTTCGGTTCCCCGACAGGATGCAAGTTTTAGTGTTGGAAACTTGCTTGAATTCATGGAAAGTGAGGCTCCTCCTGACGATTCAGATCTTCCGGATTTGGAGTTTCAGTTTTTTGATTTTCTTTACAAACATCAACCATCCACGGCGCTCTATCGACATCTATGTAATAATACAGATGCATTTGTATCAATGATTGACGCCGTGTGTGCCATCGGTGAATCGGAAGAAAAAGAAGAATCTAATGAGAAAGGTCGAATCTACAAGCACCGTGCCTGGAGCGTCTTGTTTTTCTGGCCAGTACTTCCTGGGTTTCAGGAAGATGGTTCAATTGATGAAGAGCACCTGTCAAACTGGGTAACGGGAGTTCGTGAGAAACTCAAGAATAGCGAGCACATTGAGCACGGAGATGAGTACATAGGCCAAGTGCTGTCATCTAGCCCGAAAGGAAGTGACGGCATATGGCCGGCGGAGGAAGTCCGCGGACTCATTGAGACACTGGCTAACTCGACAATCGATTCCAACATGGTTGTTGGGCGACTGAACCAACGCGATGCCGCGACGAGGGGACGATTTGACGGTGGAACTCAAGAGCGGGCTGTGGGACGCAAGTATGCAGAGGATGCGAAACACATTGCGACTCAATGGCCGCGTACGGCCGCTATCCTCAGAAGCATTTCCGATAGCTACAAGTTTAACGGCTCTTTTCTAGATCGTAGGGCCGAGCGGATGGCTGATGAGTAAAGCAAGCTGCTATCTCCGGTGAATGGCTACAGGGACGAATCTCAGATACTGCGGAAAATCTTGTGTTCTCGGGACGATTAAAACTTGCTCGCGCTATGTCAATACGCCAACTAGGCCTGCGTGAGCCTGGTTCGCGTCGGCGCGTGAATCGATGAGTTCGGTGGTTGGGTGTCCGTGGAAGGCGTAGTGTAGCTCGTTTATTATTTCGGAATGACACCTGGAAAGATCCCCTTCTGGGGAATCTCGGGGTAACGGCTGAGCAGTGACTTTTGGTTGCGGAAAGCGGCGACGTTCTGCTGTTTTTGACAGGCCGCCGCCGCTTGCTTGCGGAGGATGGGGGATTCGAACCAATACGCGATATTCCGCGCAAAATCGGGCTATTAGTACCCTTAAAATACCCCTCGCCTAGGGAAACTGCACCCAAAATGGAAAGCCCCCGCCTCGGCCCGTTTCCGGGGAGGCGGGGGCTGTTTCAGTCGAGACTGTTCTCCTGCTTCATTTTGGTTATGCGATCGTGTAGGAGTTGATGCTCTGCTGCGGAGCGTTCAGTCAGCCCTTGAACATCACGCCTGAGCATGTCTAGGTGCGTTTCGGCGCGAGTGTCACGCTGTGCGCGCTCGCGGCGCTCCTCGTCATGCTGACGCGCGTGCTCTTCGCGCCACTGGGCGTTTCTCGCATCGGATTCATCTACCGAGAACTGAAGTTTTTCTATTGCAGTCTCCATGCGGTCGATGTTGTCCGAAAGGGTTCTCCCACCAGAGTTGCTTACCTGTTCGGAGGCCGATTCAGCCGCAATTGCAGCTCTCTCGACGTCCACTCTTGTCTTCTCGTGCGCGGATTTGAGTTGGGTGAGCGTTCGCTTCAGGTAGAACACACCCAGCGAGAACAGGCCTAAAATCAAGGAAACCGCTGTGCCGATAAAATCTGGGTTTGCCAGTAACGCTTCCATGAACCTCACCCAACCTCACCTCACTGAGCCAGACCGGAACGACTGCTGGCTGCGTCCCCAGGTCCAGGGTTGATTGCCCTCTCGACCTTGTCGAGCAAGCCAGACGGCTTCAACGCGGAAAAAGCAGTCTGGCCTGCAATGAAGACCGTCAGCAAGACCGACGCGAAAGCCTTCCACTTGTCCGGATACGATTGTGCGAAAAGGACGCCGACAGTCACAAGGGCGTAGAAGCTGACCGCGACGCCAGTCTTGGCTTTCGCCGACCAGTGAACACGATTGAGCATCGCAATAATGAAAGGGGCCAGGATCCCCGCCAGAGCGGGGACCGTGATTTGATCCAGAGACATGAATCCTCCTATTTTCCTCTAGCCATCCACTTTTGGAGGGCAGTGATTGTCATCGGGCCGAACTGGCCGTCGATGAGGCCCGTGTAGAGACCGCGGGCCGTGAGCGACCGCTGGAGAGCGGCCACGGTCTGGGGGCCAAATTCGCCGTCTATGGCGCGGTTGTACGTGCGTTGGTCGCGCAGCCAGCCTTGAAGGGCCATGACCGTGTAGCGGCCGAACTGGCCGTCGATGAGACCGAGGTACCGGTGCTCATTGGCGAGCGCTGCTTGCAGCGCTTTCACTGTCATAGGCCCGAACTGGCCGTCGATGAGGCCCGTGTACCAGCCGGTCCCGCCCGAGCCTTGAGGGCTGGCGCTGCGGCCGCTGCCGCGCCCGTAGACGTTCACGCCGTGATAGATCTCGGCCCAGCCGAGGTAGCGGGCATAGGCATCGGTGAATTTCGCGATCGATATGATCGTCACCCCAGGGCGTCCGGCTTCGTCGGAGCTCGAGACGGCGAGCCCGCCGCCGAGGCTCAACGCGACGTGCCCATATCTGGCGTTTACACCCGTGAGATCCCAGAAGACCGGGACGCCGGGCGGGGCGTTCATGTCACGCGGGTGCTTTCCTCCGGCCGCGTTCCACGCCTCTTTGGCCGACCCGTAGTCTGGGCCGAACCCGAAGGCTGACCGAACGAATTTCTCGCATAGCCCCCGGTACGCACGGGAGCCAATTTGGCTTTTAGCCCATTGAATGGCTTGATTCGCGCTTCTCACAGCGTTTCCTTCCGTGTAGGAAAGTTGGGGCAGGAGCCCTGCCCTCGTCCACGGTTTCGACGGGCGCGTGGCGGACCCGTGATAGACGCCCGTCTCTGGGGATCCCGCCTCGATCGTCGAACCGTCGCCTCGGGAGACGGCGATGTGCCCGTCACGATAAAGCAGCGCGCCTAAAGTGGAGACGCCCTCGGCGACGGGGATTGCGCGTGCCATTTCGATGAGCGCTGCCGAGCCTCGATCGTCCCCGCGGGGGAGGACTCCGAGCTCCCACAGCGCGGAGACGATGAGGCCCGAGCAGTCGAAACTGTCCGGGCCGTTCGATCCCCACACGTACGGTTTCCCGTACTGCGCCTCGCAGTAGGCGACGAATTCACTCGACGTCGGCATCGGAGGCCCCAGTATCGGTGAGCTTTTCAATCTGCGCCTGCGCTTCGGCAAGTGCGACCTCGGCGACCACCGCACGCTGAACAGCAGCGGCTATCTCGCCGGAAAGCCGAGCGATCACTTTCCCGGCGTCAATATGGGATTCCATTTTTCTCCTTTTCTAGAGATTCAATCCGTGCTCGAAGCTCACGCACGACGGGGATAAGCACGGTCCATAGGCGCTCATACTGGATTCCGTCGATCTCTCCGTCCCAGTACGAGCAGTACTCGTCAAACCCGGCGTCACGGACTTCCTCGGCGATCAGGCCTATCGCCCGGTTGGGGTAGCGCGGCTCCGGCCCTCGCTCCGAGGCGTCAGAAGCATTCCATTCCGCAAGGGTTTCCTTGTACCGTTCGATATCCCGCTTGTCTACCCACGTGCGTAGCGGGACGTCGAGGATCGCCTCGGGGCGTGGAATCTTGACGTCCTGGACATCGGTCTTGAACCGGCGCGCCGACGTCGAGTAGAAGACCTCCCAGCTGCCGTTGATGGAAAGGGTTCGGCTGTCCGAACCTCCTCGGATCCCGTAGAGGTAGATCGAGGAGCCTTTGCCCTGGATCGAGGCCTCGTTATTGCCCATTTTCCAATAGTTGTCGCCCCTCAGCGTGATTTGCGCTTGCTGAGTGAGGTTGTCGGAGCTGGCAATGTAGATATAGTTTTTCCACGGATTGCCGGTCTCAGTATTGCCCATCTCAATTCGGGGCTGTTTCCCGCCTCCCACAGGCCCCTCTAGGCATATTCCGGGCAGTTCTTTCTTGTCGCCGACTTGCAGCCTCAAAGCGTTCAGACTGCCGCAATAATTGTTGCCGAAATTGTAGAGATAGATCCCAGGTTTCGAAGAGTTTTGAGCCGTGATCGTCACACGGATCGCCCCGCTAGCGTCGGATGCGTAAAAGAACTGCTTCGACAGCGCGATGGACGCCACGTTATCCGTGTACATCGTATTTATCTCTGCGCCGACGACTTGTCCGCCCTCAATCTGCCCGCCTTTGATCGTTGAGCCGGAAATTTGCCCGCCTTTGATCGTCGGCGATTGGATCGTCGATCCGGCGAGAACGTCCCCTTTGAAGGTCGCATGCCCGGTCTTCCCGATATTGAAGACGGTTTCCGAGCCTGTGATGGCTTTGAAGCCGTCTTTTGTCAGTTGGAAGGTTGAGTTCCCGCTGGTGAGGCGGATCCCGTTCCGGTCGATGCGCACGCCGTCGCCGTTGATCCCGAAATCGGTCGAGAGCATGTTGGCCGTGATTTTCCCGGCGAAAAGCTCCGACGTGACGATTTTGTTTACGAGGGCTTGGTCCACTGTGATCTTCGGAGATGTAATCGCGCCGTCTTTGATTGAGACTGTGCCCAGCGTCCCGGGAACGAGCACGCTATCCGCGATGAGTTTTCTTGGGACCCATGCAGAGACGCGTGCGAGGTACGTGTAGACGCCCAGCGTGTTTCCGCTTGCGTCGGTGGCGATCCACACGTCGCCGTCTTCGACCGGCTTTCCGTTCGAGCGTTTCGTCGGCGAAGACCCAGCGGGCGCGACAATGACCGCGTTTGCTCCCGCTGCCGCTTCCTCCGCGATCTTTTTGATCTCGTCGGATGCGCCTTTCAGGCCCTCTTTGATCTTGTCGTCGAGGTCATTTGTGATCGTGACCTGCGCTGCGGGGCCCACCCACGAGCCGACTCCGAGCCGATCGACGGCGACGGCGCGATACCAATAAGGTTTGCCGACGTCGGACGCGTGGCCAACCGTTATGGTTCCGGCGGACAGCAGTTTCCCGACCTCGGCCCACGGTCCGTCCGGCGACTCTGCTTCCTCGATTCGCGCGTACGTGAATGACGGCGGCGGGAGGAAAGGATTCCCCGCGCCCTTGAGCTTTCCGTCCCATTTCGCGTAGACGACGCCGGTCTGCACGGAAAGGGAGAGCATCGTCGGCGCTTCGAGGATTGACGAAGGGGATTTAGTCGTCACACTCGCGCGCGCCCAGTCCGACTGCACGCCGTCGCGGGAGACTGCGGATACGAACACCCACACAAGGGTATTTATGGGAAGGTTCTCGCGAGTTGCCGTGAGCCCCACTGCGTCGTACGTTCCCTGCCAGAAACCGGCAATGTGAAGGTTATAGCGCGAAATGTCAATGACCGCGCCGTTAGTGTCCTGTTGGACCGGTGCCCAGCCGACGCGGACGCGTGACTTAGGCCAACCATTTTCGTCCCAGTATCCCTCGGACGCGACGACGACGCCTTCAGGGGCTTTCGGCTTGGGCTTCGTGTGTTCCGGGCGGGACGGGACAGAGCCGGTACCGGCGTCGCTTGTCGCGCCGTTGACGATGCCCTTCTGGCGCTTGGCGTTGCGGACCTGAGCATCGACGAACCGGTCGTTCAACGTGAACTGTATTTTAAGGCTCGACTCGAAGTTCAAGGACACCTGGTGGACGCGCATGGTTTCCCACGAACCGGCTTTGCCGACGAATTCGACGGAATCGCCGACGTTGTAGTCGATCAGCGGGAACTCCCCGTCGCGAACGATCGACTCGATCGGCGCTGACCACGTGTACTCGGTCCGCTCCTGCGAACCCGATTCAAGCTCGGCGCGCATGAGCTCCTGAGCGGTCCCGTAGTCCCGGACGCCGCCCTGCGTGATGACCTTCATCGAGGTTCCCCATGGCTTGGGGACTCCGCCCTTGTTCTCCATCTTCCACGTTTGGCTGTCGCCGACGAGGAAAGCTGTGTGGAGGAGCCCGCCGATCGTCGAACGGACGGGTGCCTCGGTCGCGTCGCCGAAAAGTTTGATCCCGGTAGTCTTTGATCCTTTGCCGGGGTTGACGACTTTGACTGTGCGTCCTTCGAGCCACCAGTCGCAGTTCCCCTGCGAGGCGAGATTGTCGAGGATCGTATAAAGAGATGTCCCCGGATCGTAGTAGATCGTGATCTTGTTCGACCACGGGTTGCCGTTCGAGTCCGCCGTCGCTGTGAAGCCGAGCTTCAAGCCGGGGGCAAGTCCGGGCACGGTCCGACGGGCCTCGTTCGTCACGTCGTGAAGAATCTTTCCGACCGAAGAGGAAAGCATTTTCCGCTTCCCGTCTTTGTCATAGTTAGATTCGCTCCCGAACGCTTTCGGGATCACGACGATTCCCTCCATGAGGGATGCGTACGATTGCAGCGTGTATTCGACGACGTTCGCGTCGCCGTCCACGCGGTTTGCAGAAGACTCGACGAGCCGGTAGCGCGCGTTCCTTGGTTCTTTCCACGCTCCGCCGCTGCTGACCTCGATAGCGACCTCGACCGGGGAGGCGAGGAAGCCTGAGTTTTGCGCGGCTTTGGCGTAGCGAAGTTGAAGCGCGGAAAGGTCGTTGAAGGGCATCGACGCCGACCATCCGGACGGCTCCGTCAGAAAACCTATAGAGTCCCCGTCAGGTCTGTAAACCCGTAAACGCGCCGCGAAACTCATACGAAACTCCTTGCCGCCCTAATCGAAACTTTCGATGCGGACGTGAAACCACTCCCTCCGACCACGAGGGAAACCTGCGATTTTTCCGGGTCGTCGGTCACCGTCGGCCAGACCTGCAACGGTCCGCCGACCGGGAAGTCGAGCCCGATCTGCTCGGACGACGGGAGCCCCCAATCCGAGTCGCGGCTCGACTTATACCCGACAAACCGCGCGAGATCGACAAAAACGTACTCCCCGGCGTTGACGGCCCGGTTGAGGTGCAGACCTGTAGCGCCACGCTCTGACGTGAGCGTCAATGACTTCGTAGGACCTGTTACCCGCAGCCACGCGTCGTCAAGGCGTCCAGTCGAACCGGCGAGCTCGGGGAATTCGACACGGAATCCTGCGACGAGCGTTTGCGGAACAGAGAACGCCGTATTCGGCTCTTTCCAGTACGGGTGCGTGGTGATCGACGCCTGTATGAGGAGCGCTGTTGCGCCGCGCCGCTCTGGGTCGGACACCGACGACTGTAAAACATTCGTGGAAATCCGGCGTTCCGGTGCCGGGGACCACATGATTTTACGGGCCTGCTGGATCAAAGAGACGAGAGCCGACCTGCGAGCGTCGAGGACGGCTCCTTCACCGAAAACGGCGAGTGTCAGGGAAACCGTCCCCGTCCCGACGCCTTGACGGACAGCGATAGAGCCGTCCCGAGCAGGGACGTCGAGCATGGTGACGCGCCGATTCGCCCCGGCAGGGACTTTCGACGCGTGTTCGATCCTCCACCGTCCCTTCGGGTCGTCGAGTTCTACCCCGTCGATGGCCCACACGCCCACGCTTTCCTCCTTTTACACCATGGAATCGACGCCGGACGCCGCCCGCTGCAATTCGCGCGAGAGCGACGTCGAGGTCGGCTCCGCCTGAGGGTTGTTAATGGACCCAATGTGAAAATGGATCCCGCCAGCGCCTTCGGAAGGCTCGCCGCCATACATGCCGACACCTGCTTGGAAACTGCGGTTAACAGCCCGCGCCCTAGCGGCGTCGATGTTAACGGCGGGAGTGACATCGAGTGCCATGTCAGACAAGTCCGAGGTCAGTCCTGCAAGCGAACTCTGAACAGCCCCATATCGGGATTCGAGGCCCGCGACGAAGCCTTCAATGATCATCTGCCCGGCGGGCTTGAGAAGCACAGCGTCGCGCTTCGGAGGACCTTTCCAAGACGTCAGCCTGTCTGTCAGCCAGCCGAGTGCGTCCCTGACTTTCCCGAAGGCGGACATGATCCCTCGAACAAAGCCCATGATGAGGTTCCGCCCGGCGTTCCAGAGCAAGTTCCCAAGGTTGCCGAGCGCCCTAAGGATATTCCCCGGGATCCCGGCGATGAACTTGAGGACGTCGACAAACTTTTGCCACGCCGCATGGGCAAAAGCTCCGAACCATTCGGCGGCCCGCCACCCAAGCTCGCCGAGCCTAGAGAGCAGTCCAAGGATTCTTCCTGGAATTCCCTTGATGAAATCAAGGATTCCGTGCCACGCGTTGGAAATGATACGTCCGATCCAATTCCAAAGACCGTCCCACCACCCGGCTAGGGTGCGTCCAACGCCGACAATGAAATTGACGACGCCGTCCCACGCTCCCGTAACGACGTTGACTATCGATTGCCAGACGCTAGAAACCCAACTGGTGAAGCCGTTCCACAGATCAACCCACCACTGGGCAAAGCCTTGTCCGAGCCCGACGACAAAATCGACGACGGCTCGCCAGGCTCTTTTCACCCAATCGACAATGCCGTTCCACACGTCAGAGACCCATTGTTTGACGGAATCCCACATGTTGGACCACCATTCGGCGAACTTGCTCCCAATGTCTTTGATCCATGCGACGACTTGATCCCAGTTCTGCCAAAGAGCGACTATCGCCGCGACTAAGGCAGTGATTCCTACGATGATCCATGTGATCGGCGACGTGAGAAGCGCCGAGTTGAAGAGGAGCATCGCAAGCTTCGCTGCTCCGAGCCCGGCAGCGAGCGTGCCGAGAACGGCGACCATCACCTTTGTCGCCTCCGGGTTTTCCTGCATCCACTTCCCGAAAGCTTTCATCGGTTCGATGAGCTTCCCGAAAACGTCGGCCAACGCGCTGAAAACCGCGGATCCGAGCGGTTCAAGCGCCAGCTGGGCGTTGTTCTTTACGAGCTGCCATTTCTCAGCAAAATCGGACGTTTCGTCGGCGACGCCGAGGATGGTGTCATTCGATTGCCCGATAGAGCCCGTCAGATCGTCAATGGCGAATTTCCCGGACTGCACGGCACCGACGAAGGCCGCAGCGCCGCGCGTCCCGAAAATCCCAGAGGCCAGCTTGATGGCCTCCGCCGACTTCCCCTGCTTCACCAAGGATTCGATCTCTCCGGTGACGCGTTTGAACGTTTCCTTTGGCTTTTCCCCGGACTTGGCCATGGTGATCAGGCCTTTTTGCATGGCCGACATTGTCTGCGTCGAATTGATGCCTGCCTTGTCGAGCCCGCCGATGAGCGCGGCGGTTTCGTCGAAGCTGAAGCCAAGATTCTGCATTGCCGGGGCGAACTGGCTTATCGAGGATGCGAGGTCGTTCATGCCGACGCCGGTCGCTTGAGAGACCCGGAAAAGCGAGTCCATCGCACCTTCGACCGCTTCCCCTTCGATGTGGAAAGCAGAAAAGGCGGCCGTAGTTTTCTGGATATCGACGTCTTGCCCGAGGATTCTTCCCGCCTCGAGATACTGGGACGCGACCTTTTCGAGGGTGCTGCCCGATAAGCCAAGGCGAGTGTTGAGGTCGGCGACTACCGGACCGATCTTGTCGAAGGAAACCGGCACGTTCGACCCGACGCGCTTGGCGACGTCAACGAGACCGTCAAGGGCTTTGCCCGACGCGCCGGTGCCTGTGCGGATCGTATCCTCGAGGTCGTCAAACGTTTCACCGATCTTGTACAGGCCGGTTGCCACGCCGGTGACCGCTGCGGTGGTCACGAGTCCCTTCGCGCGGGACAGAAGGGCCGTCGAGAATTTACTGCCGGATTTCGCTCCGACGGTTTCGGCTACGGCCTCAGCACCGCCTATGTCTTTGGCGACTTCTTTCGCGATGATCCCCTGTGAGCCCTTCATCGAAGGGATCAGGTTGAGGTATGCGTTCGCTATGACTGCGCCGTCAGCCATTCTCGCCTCCTCTATTCAGCTGTCCCTTTGTTCCACCAGGCGTTGAAGTCGCGGGCTGGTATAGCTCCGCTTCCGAACTTCTCGCCGTCGCTCTCTTGTTTGACTCCCGGGCGGGGGAGCGGCTTCGGTTTTGGCAGCGGGGACTTGCGCCCAGACGAAGCGCGCTGCCAATTCGATATTGCGAGGAGGTCTGCGACGTCGGCGAGCAAGTACTCGGTGACGCCCCATTGGGCTTGGTCCTTGAGTTTTGCCCGTGCGTACGCGGACGAGGCTGGCAGGTTCTCGAGGATCACGTACAGGTCGCGCCACGAGAGAGCTTCCGTGCCTACCATCCACAAGCGGAGCCCCATGGTTATGAGGTCGAATTCGATAGCCTCGCTATAGTCGGCTAGCTCTAGGAGGCATCCTGCGATTTTCCCAGAGTCACCATGGATTCTTCCTGCCAGGCGGTGACCACGGCGTCTAGCTGGTCATTCTCGATCTTGTCGTAGAGCCCAGGGCAGTACAGCTCCATGATCTCTCGCTGCAAACCCATGAGCTCGACCTGGACGGCCGTGGTTTCTTTGGACGGCGCGGATGCTTTCTTCCGTTCGTCGCGATCTTTTGCGTCGCGGAGCCTTTTGGATAGGGCGGTTATCCTTTCCGAGTGACCGGCGCGGAGATACTGCATTTTGGGGAGGGAGTAGATTTTCTTCTCGCCCGGCAGCTGAAATTCGAAGCGGTTTGCGGAGTCGTTGACTTTCGACTCCGGCACTTGGAAGACCATGTGAGACCTCTTTTCTTGTGAGACCTGAATGTGGCGTGAGCGAGGCCGGTCTCAGGTAACCTCGCCCACGCGGCTATGGTTCAGATTGACGGCTTACTTGGTTGTCACGCCGTCATCCGTGAAGATGTAGATCGAGTTGCCTTCGGCGTCAGGGTAAGTTGAGAGAGTGACCGGCCAGGAAACGGCGGAATTCTTGGTGAAGGTCACCTCTCCCGCCTCGGTGACCTGCCCGTCGGGCACATAGATGAGGATCTTGTTGTTGCCGTCCTTCATCTTGAACACCCATTCCTTGCGGGGGTGTTCTTTCGCACCAAGAGCCGCCTTGATCCGCTTACCGGTCGTCGTCGTCGCGGCAGTGACAGTGATATCGCCTGCCCACGCGCCGAGCGATTCCTCGTTGGTCTCGATGTGCGTCCAGTTCAACGTTCCGTTGAACTTCTCAAGCACGCGCCGGACTAGCGCTCCAGACCAGTCGTTGATGTCCGACGTGGACCATTCCGGGGTGAGCGTGAGCCCATCCTCGGAAATATACCCCGAGTCTTTGAACTTGGCGTCCAAAACTGCGGACGCATTGTCGGGGGCGGGCGTGCCTGCCGGGGCCGAGAGAATGGCTCCCGTGACCTTTTGGTCGGGTGCGCCGACCAGAACATTCTTTGCTTCGACTCCCACGGGAGCCTCCTTTCATTTTGGTGCGAGACCGTCAAGCCGTTGTCATGCGCACGGCTAGCTGGTAGGTGGCCGAGCATCGGTAGATTTGCGGGTTGCTCGGGTCTGGGTTGAGATATGGGCCAGCGAAGGTTTTCACCATGTGAACGGTTAGCGGGCCCATTGCCCCTTCGCGTTCTCCGGCGTAGATTTGAGCGTCGATCGTGCACATGAGCGCTTCAGCGGCGGCTTCGCTGTTCCGGTCACGCGCTTCGACGAGAACTTGCGCCATGTCTGTCACCAGATCGCGCTTGTACCCTCCGGTTCGTTTCACTGAGACCGATTGTTCCGCGAAATTTGGGGGCGTCGAACCCGCGGTGACTTCAAGCCCTGGGTTCAGAGAAGCGAGGAACACGCGGAGCCCGTCAGCGACGTCAGGCGAGCGTATGACTTCCGCGTCCATCACACACTCCTTGCTGCGCCGATTGAGCGAGTAAGAGCTTGCTCTTTTGCCTCAGCTTTCCGTGCTTCGCGAGTTGCTGCCCGCACCGTCCCGATATAACGTGGCGATCCGCCATAGGTTGCAAGAAACACTCCCGGCTCGAAGCCTTCTCCGGCGTCCCGCGCTACGGCTTTAGCCATGGCATCTACCTTTGATCGCACGCCGTCGCCGGACAACACGGCTTTGAATCCCTCGGACAGGAACTCCATACGCAGCTTTGACGGCACGGTCGATCACCCCTTCCAGTCGGCGAGATTCGCGAAGACATGTGAAACTGCGCCGGTCGGAGACCTCCACTCGTGGGCGTCGCCGTCTACCTGATAGAGAATCCCGCGCCACCGGACGGCGTCGAACGCGCCGATGCGCGTCCCAGGAGGCGCGAGAAGCGTAAACCGGATCGAGGTTTGCTGGCGGCCTTCCATAATCTCGGCTGTCGCCCCAGGCTGCACCGAGCACCCGCCGACGGTCTCGACAGTTTCCGGGTTCCTGTAGTCAGGCATTCGCTTTCCGCGTTCTTCCCGCCATGCTGGGTGGACAATCTCTACGGTGTCTGCGGCCCATGACGGCAGCATCACAGCCTCCCTGGGAGACGATACGAGTCAAGTACGGCTAGGTCGCGGGCGAGAAGCGAGATTCCTCCAGCGACGTTCGGGGCAGTGAGCGACCAAGAGACGGAAACCTGCCCTGCCTGTTCACGGGTAGCGCCCATCGAGGACGATATGGCGTTGGCGACGATCTGCCGGACCACTTGAGCGACGTCGGGTGCCGAGTCGAAGCCGTGGGTCATGGTGACTCGCACGCGTTGAAAACCGCTCGGGAAGGAAGTCCGAGGATCGACAAGTTCAACCATGCCTTTCGGCGTCCATCGGAACGTTTTCTTGTCGAGCTCGACTCCGTCTACTTCGATTTTCTCGATCTCGTGCACCCGCAGAGTTGGCAGCTGAAGAAGTCGGCCTCCGTCGGTGTCTAACTGGACGGTTTCTTTGAATCGGGGGGCGACGTGCCAGCCGCAGTAGCGTCGGATGGCCGTGGTCGCCCCATCGAGGAGCGGCTGTAGGCGCGGATCTGCTGGTGAGATTTGCCCGTTGACCCCGGCAGAAAAGCCTTCTGCGTCGAGGAGCGGCAGCGGCTTCGTCGCGGGCGGCTGCGGGGGAGGCGGGAAAACGACGTCGGCTGGCGCGTAGGTGAGACCGTCGGCGACGGCCAGCGCGGAGCCGGATAGTGACGCCTCTTTTTCCAGTCCGTACGCCCACATGGCCAGATGCAGTCTGGTGGTCGCGGTCGGCGTCGGTACGTTGACGGCGGAGCTTGTCTCATGGATGAGCTTGCCTGTCGCGTTGTTGAAGAGTCTCCATTGAAGGACGCCGGGGGCCCAGTGGAGCTCGACGCGAAGCGCGTGGTAGGCGTCGGATAGCTGATAGGCGGTGCCGTTGCCGAAAGCGCCCTTAGCAGTGTCCGAATAGCCGGTGAAGCGTGCCTCGGCCGGGGCGGGCTTGTCTGCGCCCCAGCGTGAGAGCGCGATCAGGTCTGCCTCAGACGCGTTCGGCCCTGCCTCGCTGTCCCAGTCGAGTACAGTCAGCCCGAACGCGGCGTTTGCGTCGAATCCCTCCAGATTCACAGCGAAGGACGCGCTGTAGTCGCCGTAGCCGACGGTGTCTTTCGAGACGATCTCCGCGCCTACCATGCCTGTCCATCCGCCGGGGGACTCGCCGGGTGCGACGGAGAGCGTCAGGTTTGCTCCGGAAGCGGAAACGTTGGCCTTCGACCATAACCCTGAAGCTATAGGGCCGCCTTTCCGCCATGATGTGTCCCGAATGTACCAGTCTCGCTCTGCCCACGTAAGCGTTGTCGCGCCTTCGAAGTTCTCCGCCATTCTCCGTCACCGCCTTTCGTTGCTACGTGGACCCGCGCCTTGTTCGCTGGCGTTTTCAATGGGAGCGGCCCCACACCGTGCGGGTGCAGGGCCGCGTCGTTAGCTTCGATCACTTGCCGGGGGCGAGCGTCAGCTCGACAAACGCCGCCGGGTACTTGATCTGAAGAGCGAGCCGTTCTTTGACGCGGAACGTCACCTTGTCGGCGGTGAAGTTCTTGTCATGCGAGTTCGACTGGTCAACCCGCAGTCCGCCCTTTCGGAACACCTTCCCGGACGAGAACGCGCCAACGAGGATCTTGCCCTTCGCGATTGCCGAAGTGACGACCGTGTTGATTCCCCACAGCGGAGGATTGATCGTCAGATCGCCGTTGCCGTACGGCCCGGCGAAGTAGCCGCCGCCGTAGTACTGGCCGTTCGAGTCCTTCGAGAGGCGGATCGTCTCGTAATCTTCGGGGTTGATGACGATGCCGTCGGCCTCGAATTCGGTAGCGGTCTGAATCTTCGTCTTGCAGGCGAAGATCGCGTCGGCGACCGTCACTTTCGTGTCCTGCGTGACCTTCTGAATGCCGTCGCGGGCAAGGACGCCCTTCAGACGCGCGCCCGTCCCCGCGAGGAGGGCGTTCTCTTCCTTCACAAGCAGGTCATGCTCGGCGGCGGCATTGATCTCCGAGACGATGTACGGGATGTCGTCGAGCATGTCGTCTGTCGCGTCAAACCATCCCGCGACCTCGCCGAGGGAGTCGGTGCGCCACGTCGGGTCTGCGAAGTGCAGCTGTGGCTTCTGCGTGCCCTCGGCGACCTCGCCCGTCCCGCCTTCCATCGCTGCGAAGACAGGGTAGGTGATCGCGTTGCCGGACATGGTGCCCGATCCGAAGAGATCGGCGATCACCAGGCGGCGGCGCTTCGGCCAAGCCGGTTCACGATCAACTTCTGTGACGAGCGGCCCGTAGCCGTCGCCGGCGGTGCCGACAAGATGGGCATCCGTCGCGGCCTTGAACTCTGCCGTCTCAAAAGCGCCTGCCGACCTGAGATCGCGGCCTGCCGCCTTCATCTCGGCGATGAAGTGGTCTCCTACCGTCCGCGGCGAACCCGCGTCCTTGCGTGCGGGACCATCGCTCTCGCGGCCGCTCATACCACCGATTTGGTCAAGCAGCGCTGCACCTTTCGACTGAGCGGCGATCTTGCCGTCGAGCTCGCGGATGAACGCAACCTTCTCTTCGGCTTCTTTGATCGCGTCGGCGTCGCCGCCAGCGATCCTTTCGCGCAGCGCCTCAGCGGCCTTGTATGCGGCCTCGCGCTGCTCCTTCAGCGTGAACATGCACGCCCCTTCCTTTCGCCTCACATGAGGCCTAGCAGTTGGATTTCGAGCGCGAGAGCTTGTGCGGACGCATCGGCTGGCGACGCCTCGGACTTGGCCCCGGCGGGCTCCTCGTCCTGCATCACGGGCCTAGCGCTGGCCTTACCCTCGTTTTCTTGCGAAGCATCGGCGGCTTCGAGCACAGCCCCGATGCTCTCCCACGCGGAGCGCAGGGAGTCAATGTGTTTCTGGGCGAGAACACGCCCAGCTTTCATGCCCTTAGCGAGCGAATCGGCCCGCGCCTTCACGTCAAGGATCTCGGTGTCCTGGTTCGCGCCGATCGGCACGATCGACACTTCATAGAGGCGTACTTCGCGCAGTTCGTGAATGCGCTCGCCGCCTTCTTCGATAGTGTCCGAGTCAATCACGTCGAACGCGAAAGACATCTGAGAGACGCGGCGGCCCTTCAAAAGCCTGTAGACCTGCGCGGCCTTCGGATTGTCGAGATCTAGCTGCCCGGTTATGAGCAGGCCGTGATCGTCTTCGGCTGCTTCGACGACGCCGCCGACGTTGAAGTCCGGGTCGTCCATTCGGTGCCCGTAAAGAACAGGGATCGTATTGCCTGATTCGGCCCATTCAGCGAGAGTGTTTGTGAACGCCCCTTTGGCGACGACGTCGCCGTACGAGTCAGGGTCGCGAGTGAACGTCGAAGCGTAAGCCGTGAACTGGCCCTCTTGCAGCCCGTCGTCAGGACCGGCTTTGACCCGTATCGGGGCCATCTTGAACATTGTCATATTGCCCCTTTCTGGGCGTGGAAAACGCCCGCTCGGAAGCAGGCGCTGCTTGCGTGTGAGACCGGCTTTACGGGATTGTCATGTCGATTGAGCATTGACAATTCGCTATATCGTCAACGTCAAGCGCGGACGAGTCGCCGGGCCAGCGGGCACCGTTGGAAAATGTTTCGTCGATGCCGACCGTTTCCCCGTCGATCGCTGCGTGAGACGAACGTGGATTGCCGGAGTTGACGACCCACGTCTTGGTCACACCGGCGCGACTCGTTTGCCGCCCAGCTTCGACGACGGCAAACGAAGCTATCGTCGTAGCGAACGACTGGGCAGACATTTCCGCACGGGACGTCTCGGCGACGTCGAAAACACCGGCGGGGGTGGCTTTCTCGGCCTCCTCGTCCAAATCGTCGTCAAGAGCGGCGTCAAGCTCGCGCTTAGTGGCGGAATTGATCCCTTTCGCACGTGACGAAGCGACCGCCCGAAGAAACTTCTCGGTCGCGTCGATCGAGTACGCGTCAGGATCCTCGCCGATTTCGCGAAGAGCGGCGCGGGCAATGGCTTCTGACTCCGTCAAAGCCAGCTTCAGAAGGTCTTCGCCGAGCTCACGGTCCCACCGTTCCTCGTCCCACCAGTCGTCGCCGTCTTTCGCGCCGAGGGCGGACAGCACGGCGGCGCGCTGACGCCGGAAGAACTTCCGCAAAAGCTTCTCAGCTGCTTCGACGTCGCTCTCGCGCGGCACCGCTTTGACTCGTGTAGGTTCGGCCTTCCGCGCAGGACGAGTGCCCGAGCTCCTGTTTTGTGATCCGGAGTCTCGTGGCGAGGCTTGCCCTCCGACAAGAACATTCAACGGGGTAACAAGCCGATCCGCGTCCCCGCCGAGCGCCGGACGGTTGAACATCGCCCGCGCCTCGTTCACGGTCATCCACGGACGCCCAACCGACGTCGAGATAGTCGCCGCCTGCTCCTCGAACGACCCCTGAAGCTTCTCCTGCACATTGAACTCGGCGTAAACGGGAGCATCCGAGACCTGCGGGAGAAGGAACAGGTTCACCCGATCCTCCACCATCTTGATCATCGGCCCGAGAGTGTCCGTGTAGAGCATGCGCGAAAACTCTTTGACGTTCGAATAGTTCGCGTTGTCGAGCACGCCGACCATCGTCGGCGACGTGTGATAGACGGCAGCGACCGTAGCCAGGGAGAGCTTCGCCACCTCGGACCACTCCTCCTCGCGCGCGTTGAAGCGCGCCGACTTGAGCTCCATGCCGTCTTCGAGGATGGGAGTCCCGCCAGCCTTGGGGCCGTCCATGCCCGTCCACTTGGCTTTGAACTCGGTGGCGAACTTCGAACGCGCCTCATCCGACCAGGCAGGCGCTCCGGCAGGCCGCGTCAGATAAGAGCCCACGCGGCCTGCACGCTGCCATATCTGCTGCCTGTAGGCCCACGCCTGAATCTGCTCCGCAAGAACGTCCTTAAGGGCATTCACCGGCGAGATCCCGCCAGACAAGCTTGATGGGTCATAGCCGTGGAAGGAAATCCACTGACGCGGGCTGCCCTCAACATTCTCAACAATCGACTTGACGCCAGTCCGCGGGTTCGTCACCTCAACCCACGAAGGCTCCCAAGCACTCCCACCGCCGGTGCGAGTCACCCACTCCGGAGGAACAGGCCAGATACACCACCCCGAAGGCTGCGTCTCGTCAGGCACAAGAACCCACAACGCATAGTCGTAAAGAGCGATATCCATCGCCAGCCGATACACAAGCTCATACGGCGTCATGGTCGGATTAGGCCGAGCCAACAGCAAAGCAGCCGGATCGTCATGCGCTCGGCGTCGATCCGTGTCGGAAACACGCTCGAAAACCTGAAGAGACAAATGAGCGAGATTCCGAGCGACGAAAGTCGTCACCGTCCGAAGATGGGGCTGCGTCTCGAAAAGACGCCTCGGCCCCATCCCCATGACATTCGCAATGATCGACCCGACATCGTAAGAGACAACGTACGGAGTATTGCGCTCGCGGCCCAGCAAGGCATTCAAAGCGGCTCTAATACCCACTGGTACCGTCCTTTCTCAGATGAACACAACCGAACGAGTCTCATACACCGACTCTTTCGGCTTCTCCGTCTCGCGCATCGCAAGCCACAACGCGCCCGTCACTGCCACAAGCGGAGCGACGTCGGCGACAGACTTGACCCTGTCCCACAGCCACGCCCCGTCACCGGCAGGCCGCGTGGCAGCAACCGCCGCCGCAACATCCAAAACAGGCTGCGGACGATGGAACACCAGCGTCTCCGGCCGCTCCTCGGCAACATGCCTCGCGACCATATCCCAGAGCTTTCCGGTTGCGATCCCAAGCTGGGAACCCGACCAGTCCACAACGTCGACGTTTTCAATACCCGCGAGCTCTTCCAGCAATCCAGAGACGGGCGCGCCCTTCGCTTGCCCTGTAACACGCATCGGACTCGACGCCGACGCCCTCTCGGAAAACCAGTCACGGACCCAATCCGTCCCGATCCTCGACGCCGCAATCTCAATATGCATGTGCCCGTCAGACCTCCGACCAGCCACGCCAATGTGCGCGTGCGAACGGTCAGCCGAAACGTCAACGCAAAACGCAACCGGCGCGCCGTCGGGAATGCTGGACATGGGATCCATCGCGGCGTCCCACGCACCAGAAGGGAACGGACCCTCCAGAGCGCCGTCCGACCATTGACACAAACACTCCGTGCGGAACACCCATTCCGGATCCGTCTTCGCCGCCGACGCGAGCGCACGCTCAGACAACGTATAGCCGAGCGACGGGTTCGCATACGCCCATCCATCGCGATCCCAAATATCGCAGCCAGGAGGAGCGGACCACTCGAAAATCCCGAGACTGTCGTCATCAACGCCCTCCGCGGCCTCGACCGCATCCGCGCCCACAAGAAGATCCTCAGCCGCGCCCGGCACGCCAATCTCCTCATTGATCCCGTCAGGGTCACCAACAGCCCTATGGCCAATCTTCCTTAGATGCCGGAGAACAACCGACGTCGCATCTCCCGCATTCGAAAGAGTCCAAATCTGCGCCAGCGCCCGCGCAAGCGTGGTCTTTGTTACCGCGCCCCACGCATCCCAGGACTGGTGCTCTCGAAGCTCGTCAAGGATCACAAGATCCCCGGAAAGGCCGCGGCCGCCGCGTCGGTTCGCGGCCTGCACTTTATAGCGTTGCCCAGAGACAAGCTCCAGACTCTTTTTGCCGTTGACGCGAACAACTTTCTTGATCTCGTCCGCAAGGTCGGGCGTATCCTCGGCGATATCGACCGCTCCCTGCCAGACCTCCTCGGCAATGTCGAGGTTCTGCGCCGTGCCGATCACAAGCGCCGCCGACCTCACATACAGGAAGAACAGCGACAACACCTGAGCCAACGTCGATTTGCCGTTTTGCCGAGCAACAAGAATCACTACCGTACGGAAACGAAACAAACCGTCAGGCAAAAGCTCCAGCGCATGAATCAAAAGGAACTTCTGCCACGGAAAAAGCTCGATACCAAGAATGTCCGACGCGAACTCAATCGCCGCGAACCCGGCCGACGTCCGCGGCGTCAACTCCCGAAGCGGCGGCGTGAAAACACGAGGCTCCTCACGCCCGAACCTTCGCCCTTCCACCTTCGACCGCACGGAGCTTCGCGAGCTTGCCACCCTTCGACTCCTTCTTCTCAACCGCCGACGCCGGCGTCAACCGCAGCTCAGAGCAATACCTCAAATACGTCGGAATCGAAACGTTGTCATACTTCCCCTTGATCACCGGGAAATCCGGATCGTCAAGAGTGTCACACAACATGTACAGCGCAGAGATAGGCCCAGCCGACAAAACGGGATCAATCACGCCCTGTTCCTCCGCCGCCTTCACTGACTTCTCGGTGGCGCGCCGAATCGCGCCCTTCTTGGCAGCCAACTGGGCCTCCCTTCACGCGTGACCCCGGGAAAACCCCAGGGGGGAGAGGATTACTGCCGGCCGCTGTGGCCCGGCGGATTTTTTCTTTGTGATTTGGACGCCCTTCCCTTTTTGTGTGTTACCAGTTTCGGGATTGGTTTCCGAGTCCGGTGAGGTTGGCGGGCTTGTCGCGTCGGCTTTTGTTGCAGTTGAGGTGGCTTGCTCGTATGTTTGCTGGGTCTTCTGCGAGTTTGGGATTGGTGGCCAGGGGGATGAGGTGGTCGGGGGACCATGCTTCGGGTTGTCCGTCTGGGATTGTGTAGTCGATTGGTTGTCCGCAGATCCAGCATGGGGCGTTGGCGTGTTGGTCGCGTTGTCGGCAGTGTGGTCTGATTTTTTCGCGCCATCTTCTGGTTGTGCGTCCGTGGGTGTGGGGTGGCGTGTGTGGGGTGGCCCCCATGGTTTGGTCCCCCTCCTGTTTGTGGTGGCCCCGGTGGTTGTTGGCCCCCCTTTGTGTTTTGGGGTGGGGTGGTTTTGTTGGGGGTGGTGGGGGTTTTGGGCCCCGGGTGTGTTTGTGCCCGCCGCGGTTTGTGGGCCGGGCGGGCACAGTTGTTCGCTTGTTAGCGTTGCACGGTTTGTTGTTTATGTCAACTTTGTTTGCCGTGTTTCGAGGAGTTGGCGTGTTTGGGCGAGGTTGATTTTTCCGTTGTGTTCGGTGAGGTTGCCTCGTCGGATCCAGGATCGGAGTGTGGATCTGTTGATTCCGAGTAGGTGGGCTGTTGTGTCGCGGTCGAGTTCGGCGTCTGCGTTTGCGAGGCGTAGTTGTGTGAGTTGTGCGAGTCCTTGTGGGGTGTATTCGCTTTGGCAGTTGGGGCAGGTGTAGTTGTCGGCGATGCCGTTGTCGGTGATTTGGTGTTGGAGTTGGGTTTCGCAGGTTGGGCATGTGCGCCCGGTTTTTATGGGGTTGAGGCCGTGGGCTTGTTGGAGGGTTGTGTGGACGGCTTGTAGTTCTTTCGTGAATTCTTTCATGGCTGGCCAGTGGTTTTCTGCCCAGTCGAGGTTGGCGTGGAGCCAGAGTAGGGGGTCGCCTGTGGGTTTGGTGTCGGGGTCGTCGTAGCGCCAGTGGCACCATGACCATGCCCATGATGCGGCCCATGAGGTGATTGAGGTTTTGGTTCGGGGTTTGTCGTCCCAGTTGTCGAGGAGGGTGTGGATGCGGAAGGGGAGTCCGTTGGTGGGGCTGTTTCCGTTGTGTGGGGTGAGTGGGTTGGCTTTGACGTATAGGAGGGTGTCGTGTGGGTCGGGGAGTGTGGTGTGGAGTTGGATGGTTGTTTCGAGGAGTTGTCGTGTGTTCATGGTTTTCTTGTGTGGGGTGAGGGGGTGGTGGCGGGTGATCTGGTGTGTTCTCCCGTCCCATGTTTCGTTTGTGGTTGTGGGGTTGCACCTGCACTCGGTTTTGGAGTGCAGGTGTGTTTCCCATGCTGGTGCGAGGTGGGTCAATTGGGGTCTTTCGGCAGGATGTTTTCCCATTGTTTGAGGGTGGAGTCGAGCCGTGTGGAGGTTTCTTTCCGTATTTCGGCGATGGATTGGAGGGCGATTCGGAGAGCCATGACTTCTTCGCAGAGGTCGAGGGCGTCGGCTTGGAGGTCTGCGACGTCCTGCGGGATGGAACCGAATGGTTTAATTTTGATGATTCGTTGGAGGATGGGGGTTAGGTCGAGCATCAGTCTTCCTCGCTTTGCCACTCGTTTTGTTGGTGTGCGTCGAGCCATCCTTCTAGGGTCTCGATTTTTGTTCCGAGAGTTTTCGGAATGTCGGGGTGTGCTTGTTCTCTGCGGTATGTGTAGATGATGTCGCGTACTGAGGTCGTGGGCACGGCGATTTGGGTATTTGTGGTGTCACTTGACTCTTCTGGTGTGTCGAAGAGTTTTTCGACGATTTCGAGGAGGGTGTCCCATCGGAAAGATTGTCCACGAACGAGGGGATAGGTCTCGTCGGCGGCCCATCTGCCGTCTGGGCTTTTTGTCCATTTCGTTCCTGCCATGTCCCATAGGGGTCCGTTGGGTTCGGCCGGTGCGATTATTTCGTATTTCAT